GGCTGCAGGCTCGTAGTCGTGAGTCTCGTCGTTGAAGATTGCTGCTCTGACGGTAAACGTGCCGGCCGCTCCGCTGTAATCTGTCAGCCTCGTTTTTACCGTTTCGGCCAGTGTTTGCGCCTCTGGAAACGTGCGGCCTTTGCAATCAATGTCTACGACGATGCCGCGAAGATTGCTGGTGGTGCTATCAAGTGACAAATATTCTTCGCTGCTCAGTTGACTCAGAATTAAATATGGCACGGCCGCCCGCTGCGGTGCCTTGTTGATGTAAATGCGAGCACCGACGATTGCAGAAATAGCCGCCGTGTTTACCAGTAGATTCAAAATGCCGCCAATCATTTGCGCCGCCCCTTTTTTGCCGCCCGCTCTGCCTCGCGTTTAATGCCGACGGCCACCCATGTGCGGATAATGGTTTTCATGCTGCCTGCTGCACGAGACACAATCACATCAATGGGCTGTGATTGAGCAGGCATGAATCCGCGATTGGCTTTCATTTTGCCCGTGTCAATGCGGGTCGCCTTACCCTTCCACCCGCGTCGGCCACGCCTGCCACCGACTCGCTTGCGTTTGGTGCCCGTGTATCGAGTATCTGTGCCCAAAAACCACCAGTGCACGTTGCGTGCGTCAATACCAACGCCGGGCCTGCCTTTGCGCTCCTTTTGTGTTGTGGCACGGCTGCGGCCAACACCTGCGCCCACCTTTGCGCCGGGCTCGCCTCTGTTGAATTTCTTTTTCTTTGCACGCCAGCCGATTGCCTTACGCACGCTTTTGTAGCGCCCCGGCACCGATGCTTTGACTTGCTTTGCTGCGTATTGTGCTGCCTTGTTGATTGCGGGCTGCATTGCCTTGTACGGCACATTGCCTGCCATCAATCGCAGGCTGGCGATGATTTGTGCGAGACCAGACACTGTCGGCATTGCCTTCATGTCGTCCGCCTCCTGCACTGAAACTCTACAATGTCGTCGGCCAAATCCACGTTGACAACACTGAGAATCTCGTAAATCGTGCCGTCGTAATTTATTCGCATTGCAGGCGTGGCCTGTTCAAGAGTTCTGGTCCATGGGCAGCGAAAAACAGTGTCCACGGTTGATTCCACCTGTTGCACTTTCCAGAATTCTCTGCCACCTCGTGTTTGTGCGGTCGCCCATGCTGTCGCGTATGTGGTCCAGTTTGCGTCGGTGTTGCCGTTAATGTGGCCAGCCAAATCCGCGGTGCCAGTCAATCGCTGCACTGTAATTTTTTTGTCCGGTCGCCAGCGGCACGCGGCTTTCATGTCCACACCTTGTGATATGCGGTCCATTGCAGTGAGGAAATCAGCCGCTTATATGCTGCCAAATCATGCGAACAGCCCTCCCAGTTCACGCGGCACCATTCAACGATTGCCAGTTTTGCCACGCGCGGCACTGCCGTAGCGGCGCCGTATCCGGCGACCATCGTGATTTGCACTTTGTTCGGCCGATATTCCTCAGTGTTTGGCCATTGCTGTGATTGCTTTAGCAGCAACTCCGGCGGCGTGCTCGTGAGATTGGTGTAGTATTTTGCCGCGTCGTAGGTCTGCAAAACGTCGTCCTGATCGTAGTATTTAACATGCGCGATTGACTGAATCGGAGCCAATCGAATTTCAATCGGTCCTGTCAGGCTGGCAAAATCTTCAATGTCCATTCGGACGGTTTGCGTGATCAGTTTGCGGTATGTGTCCGATTCCACTTGCTCGCGGCCCGCCTTGAGCAAATCCAGCAGTTCATTGTCGAAATCACAACCGCCGATTCTCAACCGCGTCTTGAGTTCGTCGAGCGTAATCGGCTCTGCGGCGGGGCCTGATGTAACTGTGAACGTGGGGCTGGGTCTGGGCTGGGCTTTGGGGCGGAATCCTGTGAGACCGTAAACCATTTTGCGTATCCCCTTGCAACAAGAATTTCATCCAGCCCTTTGCCCAGGCTTGTCACCGTGTTTTTTGCGTGCGATCTGTACTCGCGAAGCATGACAATCATATTCCGTTGTCCTTTCGCCATTCGTGCACATAGACATGCTGTGGTTGCAGGTTGTCATCAAACACCGCCACCATTTCTTCAAGGTGCCCAATCCTGCACGTTGGCGCCACGTAAATGCTTTTGCCGGCTTTACGCCAGACGTGCCAAAAGTAGATGTCATCGTCAAGGCGGTCATCATTCCAGACGCCACCAGCGCCGGGCTCAGAATGAAACCACGGCTTCGGCAAATCTGCAAACGCCTTCACGCGCAGCAGTGTCAGCCCAAAATGGGCGGTTGTGACTTTGATCGGCAAGCCGCCAACCCGCACAGCCTGCTCTTTGTTTGCCCCAACGGTCATCAGTGGGTATTTGCCGCCGCGTCGGCATTGCAGGGCGGCCATGGCATCAGCATCTGGCGTTTGAGCAAACACGTCACACAGGTGCTGCAGTTGTTTGGTGGTGAACAGGCTGTCAGAGTCAATCGACAGGATCCAATCAATGCCCTTTTCCACAGCATGTTCGAACATTCGCTGCATACACTGGCCCCAAAATACGCCCTGCGAGCAGTGCAGGTCGATTTTGAGCGGCTTCAGTGCTCCCTCAATGATGTTGCGGGCAGCGACTGCTTCGTATCGTGGATGCGTGATGTACGCGCCCACTTTAACGCTAATTTGCCGCGGCTTTGCCGGTGCCACAATGGCGGGCTTCGTTGCCTTACGATTCAAACTGACGAAATGACTGCTGCAGTCATTGTCGGTGGATTTCCATTCCTCAACTGCAATCATGCCGGCAGCCTCCAGCATTGCATCCAGCCGCTCAGCGTCATAGGCTGCTTTGTGGATGTCGTGCTCATCGGTTTGGCCGCCCATCAGGTAAAACAAACGCTTGCCATCATCGGCTGCCAGACACTTATCCACGTCTGGCACTGCAATCCACAGTGTGCCACCCGGCTTCAGGGCTCGCACCCAGTCCGCCAACGCCTTTGCGCCGTCAGCAAATGTCAAATGCTCTAGCACATGGCTGGCTCGTATTTCGTCGATTGATTCATCTGGCACATCGAGCGGAAAGCAGGGCTTGCCGTGCTTAATGTCCCAGTTGATCCAGCCTTGTAGCGGGTTTTCCCCGCAGCCCAAATTCAGTCTCATGCTGCCTCCGAAAAGCGGGGCTGCCGTTTGCCAGCGACAGCCCCTACTCGACTAAATAAACACAACAGCGTCTGCAACGTCGGTCGTGCCACTCGGAGCGTTTTCGAGGTCGCTCAAGGTTGCGATTGCCGCCAACGTGACGTTGTCGTTGGTTGTGGTTGCGGTGGTGACGGCCAGCCGCAAATAACGCTTGCGGCCACGCAGGTCCACCCCATAATGCAACTCGCGGGCGGCTGTCAAATCTTCTGCGCTGCGTGTAGACAGCGTTGAAAAATTGGTGACAACTGTGTCGTCGGATTCGCTGAGCACCAGCGTAGGCCCAACGGCGTTGGTGTTGATTTCGGATGCAAATGCAACGCGAATTGTGGCGTAGTTTGCGCCCTTCGTGTCGAGGTTTGCCGTGGTTGTTGCTGAATTCGTCATGGATCGCGGCGAAATCAGCAGGCTGTCGTTTACTGCTCGTTGCTCCAACATATTTGAAACTCCAAAGGAGGGTTTGCCAAAAGGCGGGCCGACTCACGACGAATCGGCCGCGGTCATGTCACCAAATCAGCTGCCGGCAGTTTCGAGGCCGACGATCGGGCCGGCGACGCTGTTGGTGCCGTAGTCATGAACGACAATGTCAAATCGCTCGGTGCCACGCACGCCAATCTGGTCACGCTCCCACATCGACTGGCCGCCAACCGTGGCTTCGGTGCTGAAGGCGATGGACTCGCCGCCACGGGCGCCGAATTTCGCGCCGAGGTTGAACGCACCGAACACAACCGGAATCTGGCTGTTGGCTTCGGTTGACGGGAACACCTGTGAGGTGATGACGGGGTAGCCAAGAAACACGCTGCGACGAATGCCGCCAACGATTTCTGACGGCAACACACCGCCGGCAGCGTAGGCTAGCTTTTGCATGACGGCGTGCTCAAAGGTCTTGTGGCAGATCCACGCGGCGCCGGGAACGTCAGCGTAGGCTGGCAGTCCGCCAATAACCTTGTTGAAATCAGCCAGTGTCAATTCGGACCATGCGTTTCCGCTGCCGAGGATCAACCCCGGAGCGGTGCCTGCGGTCAATTCATCGAGGCGAGTGCGAACGCCAGTGATACCACCATAGGTGCTGGTGCCGTCACCGTTGAATGCGCACTCGTCTTCCTTGTTGGCAAAGGCGTAGGCAATTTCACCGATCAAGCGATCGGCCAGCCCGAGCACGTTGTCAGCATTAAGTTCGTTGCTCATGCGAGCCAGAACCATCAGTTTTTTCGCAACCAGTGTGATCTGGTCAAACGTCATGTTCGACTCAGTGCCGGCAGCGTTTTCGCTGACGAAATACGCCGTCAAACCAGACTGCTGCCGCGGAATGGTTTTTGTGTCGCTTGCCATTGGCTCAGGGCTGAAGACCTGACGGGCGACACCAAACCGCTCACGCAAAAGAATGAGGTCGCGGCTGAATTCGTCCGGGACCAGATAGCCAGCGCCGGTCGTGTCTGCGCCGCCTTCGCCGTGGGAAATGTTCCACAGACCAGCGTCGCGACAAAATGTTTCGGCGGCGACATTGCGGTACGGAATCGATCCGGTCGCCGAAATCTGAGCCAAGGCCCACATGCCGAAACGGTAGGCACGGACTTCGGCCGGCACTTCGTCATCTGCGGCAAAATTTCTAAGCGGCACGCGGCGAACATTGCGCGGGATTCGGAATTGCGATTCACCAGATGTGTGCAAGCCTGCGGCAATGCCACCGGCGTTAACGATCTGGCGAATCGTGCGATTGTCCGGCTGATTGCGCAACGCAGCCAGTCGGGCTGCCATCTCGTCGGCCTTTCGCTGCCGTTCGTTGATCGCGTCGATTTGTGCCTGCAGCGTTTCAGCGTCGGCAATGAAAACTTCCGCCTGCTGCTGCTGCTCGGCGGTGATCGGGGTCTCGTCACTTGCGGTTGCGAGGATTTGCTGGGCTTGATCCAGCTTTGCGGACTTCTGTGCCCGCAATTCATTGAGGTTAGCCATGTTTGCTCCTTTGGCCACGGCTAACGCAAAGGCGTCAACCACTGGCTCTCCGATGGGGAAACGGAAAACGCGGTGATTGACGCCTGTGATTGTTCCACGCTCAATCTTGCCAGATCAGCAACCACTGTCGGGCGCGATCTGATGTATTCAGGGTAGCAAATTGCGTCCGGCTGTCAATAGCAACTGCGAAGACGTTGCAAACGCACCCGGGCAGCCAGATCCGTGCGGCTGGTCACGTGCGGCGTGGCGTCTGCTTTTGCTTTGCTGCGTTGACCGATAATTTGATCGATAAAACCAAACTCCAATGCCTCTGCGGCAGTGTATTTCGTGCCGTCGCCACGGGGGCCACGTAACGCGGCTTCGATTTCACTGGCTGGCTTGCCAGTCCTTTGTGCGTAGGTTGCAACCGCGGCGGCATTGAA